CAGACGGCTTTCGACGGTGAGCTGTATGGTTGATTCTTTGGCTAGCTCAATTGGCATGGTGTCCATGCGTCCACGGAAAATAATCACCGGATCATTCAGCAGGTTGTAATTTGCATCAAGCGGCGCCATCCAGATAGTGGCAGCGCGCTGCTGATATTCACTGGATAGCGCGATTGCAATCCATTCGGGCCGCACACCTGACAGCGTCAGGGTGAAACCGTACATTTCCAGATCTTCGCCCTCTGAAACCGCGCTGATACCGCCCAGGTTGCCCAGGCCAGTCCAGGTGTGGCCATTCCAGTTAAAGTTGTAACCAGCGTTGCAGGCCCGGACAATGCCGCTGGCAAAGTCCAGCTCCACCAGCACCAGCATCGGGACGTTGTCGGATCGCAGTGCATCTATGACAGCCTGTGTCATTTGCCGCATAGCAACCTCACGGCCATCGGCAGAACTTTCAGCAGCATCCAGCCTTTCAGATGAATGCGGCGATTTGGCAGGTCAATAATTACACCATTGCGGTTGACCGTGTAGCGGACATCAAAGCTAACGCTGTTTGTCATGTTCGGCTCAATGATCATCAAAACACCTCAACCGCTTTGATCGCCACAGTCGGCCGGCGCTCAGGATCGATGATGATCAGATCCTGCTCGTCATCCTGCAGCCTGAAGGTGCATTTGGGAAACTGGGTAACAACCGCCGTATTATCAGCCGGGCTGGTTCGCATCGGCGGCTCAAACACCAGCGTAGCGTTGCCATCGGCATCGCTGGCGATTGTTTCTGTGATGATCTTCAACTCTCCGTTAATGCCGACATAATCTCCCGGCAGCAGCAGATTGGCCTGATTTGCGTCCCAGCCGTCAGTAACCAGTGACCCGCCGCTTTGAGACGCACCATTTACAAGCGGTGTGCCTGCTGCCGATCCCGCCGGGGCCTTGTGCGAGTAATCACCATAATAAAACCGTCCGGCCATACCCCGCAGCTTTGCCATAAACGCTTTTAGCGTGCGGCCATCAGCAGCGGAAATACCGTTAAACTCCATCTCGACAACCCATCTGGCGCCGGGCAGTTCCAATGTTTGCAGGGTCCGGTTCAACGGGCTTTCAAAAATTTGGGTATTGGGTATCAACGAACAGCTGAATGTTGCCGGGGCAGAACTGAGTTGTGGAAATGTTAGTGTTGACATTATGCCCTCTTGACCGCCCTGGAGAATGCGGAACCACGATTCATGGATGACATGATTTCGGCCTTGGCTTCTTCTTTGGCCTGGCGCATGGCAGACTGTATTCGGGCAGACACTCCACTGTCAGAACCACGCGCGTCAATCGTCACATGCTGGGTAAATCCGCCGCCGACCTTGTCAGCCGGGGTGATGAAGCCATCGGCACCAGGCGTGAAATATTCCGGCCCCTGGGTCGCCCTATTTTCGTTGACCAGATATGTCTGCCCGGCCTTTACCGGTCCACCCAGCGCGCGTTTGCCAGCGATCTGCACACCCTCGACAATGCCGCTGGCCAACACCATGCCGATGGAAACATACGACATGGCCCTGATGGCAGCCTCTTGCGCTGCCGCTATTGCCAAGCCGCCCGGCACCATGGCATACGCGGCCTTGACGCCGGCTGCCGCAATTTCGGTGCTGATCATGATGCGCGCCACAGCGATCGACTTTTCCAATATCAGTGCCGCAATCTGTGCCTCTTTGCTATCGCCGAACGCCTTGGCCATGACTGCCGCCGACTGACTGGCGGCATCCAACATCATGTTGGTTTTCTGGGCCTGGAACAGTTCTTCGGCTTGCAGGGATTTTTGCTGATATTCCTGTTCAGTTAAAAGCTCTTGCTCTTTAAAACTCTTCAGCTCTTCAAGGCGCTCGTTGTAGGCGGATTGATAGTCAAACATCTGGCCGGCATAGCCGCCGCCACCGTATGCCGAGATCTGTGCAGATGCTGAACCGGTGATGTCGTTTTGCCGCTGGCGCCGACCAGCCTTCCCGATGTTGACTTCAGCCTGCTGGCGCAGCTTCTTTTTTTCGTCAGTTGATGCGCGCTTGTATTCCGGGGTGGTTTGCTCAAACGCCCAGCGTGCACGGGCCGCTTCCTCATATCTGCCAGCGGTTTCAAGCAGGCGCGCATTCAGGTCGGACAGGCGTTTATCCTGATCCAGCGTGTCCTTTTTGGCGTCAAAATTGCCTTTTTTGCGTGCCAGACCCAGCTTGCCTTCCAGGTCCAGTATCTTGTTCAGGGATTGCTGTTGTTTTTCCAGCGCCCCGTGGTATGCATTGGCTGATTTGGCGTCCTGAGTGTTTTTGAATCGCGCACCATATTCATCAACCAGTTTGCTCTGCTCGTCATAGATTTTGCGTTGTGCGGTAATCTGGGCAGTCAGTTCTGCCTCGGTGGCGGCCAGCTTGGCTTTGATATATGTCTGATGATCGATCAGCCCCAACTCGTACGCCTGGCGGTTTACCTCCAACGTTTCGGCTGCCGCTGTTTTAACAATGGCGGTCTGCTGGGCTTCATATGCCTTCAGATATGCCAGATACTTTTCATGTGCCGATATCCACGACTGGTCATCACTCTTTTTGCTGTCTCCCACCGCCATTTTGGCAGGCTTAAACGCCCGCTGTCGGGCCAGTTCGGCGGCGTTGTAGTCTGTGCCGGTGGCGGAAAACTTCTTCATGATTTCGGCAATAGTTTCGTCTTCCGCCTGGCGGGATGCATTTGCCTCGGCGCTTGTTCGCGCCAGATAAGTGCGGTCGATAAATGCCGGGATGCGAACGGCCAGTATCTGTATCCCGCCGATGAATTCCTTGAGCATTTCCAGCGCCGGCTTGATGGCCTTAAGCAGATCGGTGAATACCGGGATCAGCGCGGAACCAGCAGTGGCGCGCGCCTCCAGCATGGCGTTGTTAAAGCGGTTCAGTTCGGCGGCGGCGGATTGTGCGCCTTCGGTGGCGGCCTTGCCGTAGGTCTTGTTCAACTGTTCGGCTAATTTCGGCAGCAGTTCGTCAGCCGCCACCTTGCCGTCTTTCAGCATTTTGTCCAGTTCTGCGGTGGTGATGCCCATGGCATCGGCCGCCAGCTTGAATGCGCCGGGCAGACGTTCGCCCAATTGGCCGCGCAATTCTTCGGTCTGCACATTGCCTTTGCTCATCATCTGCTGCAGGGCGTTAAATACGCCCTTGGTTTCATCAGCAGACAGCCCCAGCGCAGTAGAAGCACCGGAAACGCTCTCAAAGACCTTGCGGCCTTTCTCGCCTTCCAGCGTCGTATTTTTGATGGCCGCCAAAAACTTGCCGTAACTCTCGGCTGTCTCCGCAAACGACAGGCCCATCTTTTCCGACACCTGGCGGGCGTATTCCAGTTCACGAGCGCCCAGGCTGGCTGAACCGGCGGCGGCGCTGAAAAGCCGATTCATTTTTTCCATCTGCAAACCGGCGTCAAGGACAGATTTTGTGAATGCTGCCACCCCGGCCAGCGTCAGCGCGCCGGCCATGGATGTAATGGCCGTGTTGATCTCAGTAAAACGGCGACTGGACTGCTCCACCTGGCGGTCCAATGCCTGAAACTGGCCAGCGATCTTGCCAAGCGTGCTGCTGGCCTGATCCTGTGCGGTGACTGCTATTTGAATGTTTTTGTCAGCCATTCTATACCCCGAATATCCTGGTCAGTTCCGCTTCAATCTCGGTGTCGGTCAGCTTGCGCTCCGGCGGCGTGTCAACGAAATTCATGAAATCAATCGCCTTGTATGGCTCCGGCTTGTTCTTGCTGTCGCGGTTGATGTTGCAATGCAGGGCCATTTGCTGGCCGTGCCGCAATTCGTGCCGGTATTCGCCAAAAGGCTCAATGCTGGCGTATGCCATCCAGCCTTGCAACTGGCTGCAGGTAAGCTGTCCGGACAGATAATCCGGGTGCGGCGCGCCCAACTGGAGCGCCAGCCGGTACAAAAACAGGCGCTCCGGCTGGGCCTTTAGTTTTTTACCTCGTCACCCATCAGTCCGTTGATCCTGTTGGCTGCCTCGGCCAATTGCCGGTATACGCTGAATGACCCTTGCCGCAGCAGGCCGGCGTCGTCGTCGGCAAAGATGCGCTGGCCGTCAGAATCCCGCATGCAGCGCGCGACCAGCAGAGCGGTGAAGGCCGCGCCGTCGTATTTGTCATCGATCTTGCAGGTCGGGTGATTGAGCGTGTCCAGATATTGCTCTGCGGACAGTTCAGTCGCCGTGGCTGTGATATTGCCGACAGTCACGGTCTCGGTTTTGGGTTCGGCGGCTTTTAAAAGCTGCTCGCGTATGGATTTCATGCTGATTGTCCTTTTAGATTTTGGGGACATGTACTTGATACGTGTCCCCGGAATAGGTTTGTGTCTCCGGAATCGGGTGTTTAGTTTAGGGGCGCGGCAAGCAGCGCCCCTACGATCACATGTCCCGGAATGGATTACGATACGGTGATGTCGCCGCTGATCTGCCACTCGGCGGAACCGGTCTGCACGCCATCCACGCTGGAATCCGGCATGGTCGGGAATTTGGTGCAGGTCGCCCTAAATGTGCGGGTTTTGGCCGGCGAAACCAGTTTATAGGTGTTGACCGTGGAGGCCGCGAAGGCCGCCAGCGCTGCAGCCTGGCCAGGGTCGCTTTCCAGAATATGCAAGTCAGCGCTGAATGTGCCGTTGTCCATCAGGCCGCTGCGGTATTCCTTGGCGGTGCTGTCCAGGTCGGTGACATCAATCTTGCTGGAACTAGATCCGGACGGCTTGATGGATTTGATTTCCTTGATCTGCGTCCAGGCAAAGCCGGTGGCTGTGCCGCCGCTGGTGTAGGTAGTAAATGCGCGGCTGTCGATGTCCACACAAAACTTGGTGGTGCCGGTCACATCCACAACCGTGGCTGTCAGGCCGTTGATCTCGGTCATGCCGGTAACGCCGGCGAATGTCACCCGGTCGCC